GTTGATGGGCTTTTTAAAACCGCCCGTTACACTTTCCAGCGCCAGCGCCAGATATTGCAGGCGGGTCGCATCGTCGGTTTGAAACCACTTGCCGACGGATTTGGCGTACACCCCGTGGCGCAGGTTGTCGTAGCGCTTGGCCTTGATGCGCTCCCACATCTCATCCTGCTGCTCGACTTTGAGCCGGGCGGCAACGTCCGGAGGCAAAACCCAAGCCTTGGCTTTGGCATCCCACGTCTGATGTCCGTTCTCGCGCGGGACGAAGGTCAGCCCATCGGGCAATTCGCCCACTTGCTCAATCACTACCGCTGCACCATCGCTGGTCTGATAGGCGGTTTTGCCGCGATGGTCGGGCAGGTATTGCCAGGCGTTTTTTTCGGGCTGCCAGCGGGCAGCAAAGCCTGCGCGGTCTTCGGGCGGTTCGGCGTCGATGCAGCCTGCGGGCAGCAGGTAGCCGCCGTCTGCGGCCAGCGGGTCGAGGTCGGCCACGGTTTGATGCAGGTAGAGGTTGTCGGCATCCAACTGGCAGACGGGTTTGGTGGGCGGGTATTGGTTTTCGTTCATGATTTATCCTTTCAGGCTGTTTTAAATCTTGATACAGGCAAGCAGCGCAATGTTGCGCGGGCGGGTTTCGCTGCCGCCAAAGGATTCTGTTTGGCCGATACCGTCAATCGAGAACCACGATGATGCGCCCCCTCGGTCGTTGTCTCCAGCACGTTGTGGTACGCCCCCATGTGTGTGCGCCTTGAGTTCGTCCGATTGCGCCGACCCTAACGCACGCCCACGGTCCACACCGCGTCCATCATCCCAGCCGCGCACAAATTCGCCGCGCAAATCGGGCAGGTTAAACGTGCTGCGTCCGTCGCCTGTGCCATATGTCGTACCGATGGCGGCAAACAGGGCGGCATAGGCGGTGCGGGAAACGGCGGCGCCGTTGGCCTTGAGCCAGCCTGCGGGGGCGGTTTGGCCGGCGAAGTACATCACGGCGCCGCTTGGCACCATGCCCGACAGGTCGTCCGCATTGAGCAGGCGCTTGCCGTCATAGCGCAGCTCGCCGTCGTTGCGCATGGACAGGTATTTGCCGCTGCGCTTGTTGTAAAAATAGGAGTTTACGTTGTTCGAGCCGATTTGCAGGTATTGGTTGGCATTAAAGTCGCCCACGCTGTCGGCCACAATCGCGCCTTTTTTCAGGGTAGTAAGGCCGGTGAAGGTTTTGTCGCCGCCGATTTCTTGGTTGCCGGTGGTAACTACAGCCAGCTTATTCAGTGCTGCCAGTAATTGATTAGGCTGCGACTTATCCGGCTGGATACCGGCCGCAGTCAACACGGCCAGCAGCTCGGATTGCACTTGGTTGAGCCACCACGCGGGCAGAATCGTGCCCAATTCGGACACGCCGTCGCCGTCGTGGAAGGTCTTATCGGGGGTTTCGATGGGGTGCATAAATCGTCCTTTAACGGTAGGTAAATCGGATGGCGGTGTGGGCGGGTTTGAGGCGGTTGAACAGACTGCCAATTACGGTATCGCTGTATTGGCTCAGGCGGCTGCCGGCAGTACCGGAGCCGGCGCGGAAGCGCCACACGGTTTGCGATTGGGCGGCCACGTCCACCCACCACACCCACATAATGTCTTCGCGGGCGAGGCGGTCGCCGGCGCGGTTTACACCGGCGCGGAAGGGCTGCGGCTCGCTGATGGTGATGGTGTAGCCGGCTGCGGCAGCCAGCCGGATGAAATACGGGATGCTCAGGCCGCCGGTCTCGTTGAGTTTGGCCAGCACGTCGGCCACACGGCGGGCGTAGTTGTCGGTCTGCGGCGGGTTGAGGCCGAGCAGGCGCTCCCAGCGCGTGATATCGCTGCCGGCGGTGGGGGCATAAGCGGCGGTCAATACCTGCGCCGACTGCGCCTGCACGCCGTCGAATATGGCGGCTTCCGCCTGCCGCTCGGCGGCCTGCCGGGTGGCGCGCACGTCGTAGCTGACGGGCGGATAGTAGAGTGGGAGCAAGTCGGCGTAAGTCATAACAGGGTCATCTCAAACGTGCCCAAGGCGAGCCATTGGATGTGCGGGGTGATGGTGGCGTTTTGATTGATGGCCGGGCTGTCGAGCACGCGGTCGCGCACGCCCGGGGTGTCGCTAATCAGCGCCTCGATATGGCTTTTATAGACGGTGTCGCCCGGCTTGATGGTTGCGAAATAAGCCGACAAGGCACGGGCGGCGGCACCCTTGACCGCAGGCAGGGTGTAGCCGTCGGCCAGCGATACGCGCACCGATACATTGAGCGGCACGCGTTGCGGCGCCATCACCTGCACGTTTTTGGCGGTAACCGGGCGGCGCTCGTCGATATACTGCTGTACGGCACGCACCACATCGGGCGACGGCAGGCCGGAAGCGGTGAGGATGGCCACATCCACCGTGCCCAAGCCGCGCCGCAGAGGATACACAAATGCCGCCTCCACTCCCGGTACGTCCATTGCCCAGCGGTAATAGTCGTAGGCATTACCGCCGGCGGGCGGCTGGCGTAAACGCGACAGCAGCCTGTCCAACAGCGCGGCATCGCTCTCGATATCGGTGCCGCCCACCATGCTCACGAGCACGGCATCGGCGCTGATGCCGGCAGGCGGGCTTTGCAGTTTGGCCGGGGTATTGTCCGGCTGGTTGCCGGCGGCGCCGTTGCTCAAGCAATGGCAGGCCAACACCGCCTGCCCGCTGCCGTCGGTTTGGCCGGCAGCAGTGGTTTGGTAGGCAATGTCGCCCACTTGGGCCACCAGCCCGGCAGGCAGAACGGTATTGGGCGCGCCGCTGATGCGGATGCTGCCTGCCGCTGCGGCAGCCGCTTTGCGCCAAATGCGATACATGGCGCAATGGCGCTCCAAATAGGCGGTGTCCGCCGTATCGGCAAATACCTGCCGCAAAATCCACTCTTGATGCTGGTATTGCCCCTCGGCCAGTGCGGCCAAAGCGGTGGCGCGGGCGTAATTGTCGCTGCCGGGATGGGTGTGGGCGGCAGGCTGTTGGTTGCTCAAATCGCGCAGGTAGTCGCTGCGCAGTTGCTCAAAGTTTTTGGTTTTCATGCCAGCCGCACCTCATGGATTAAAGATAGATTCCGGCCGCTCATGTCTTCCCCTTCAATATCCAGCCGCAGCCAGCCGCGCCGTGCCAAAGAGGCGGCCACATTGATGCGGCGGGCGCGGCGGGCATCCAAAATCGGCTGCAAAGCCTGCTCGGCATACTGCCTGGCCAGTACCGCCATGCGCGGCAGATCTTTCATGCGGCGCAATTCGTGCAGGCGGCTGCCCAGTGCAGGTTCGGCCCAGTAGCTGCCCAGCGGAGTAACCAGCCGCACATAGACTTCGTTTTCGATGCCTTGCGCAGACTGATTTAATAGGTAGTCGCCGGTGGCGGGGTTAAGTAAAGCGTCCATAACCGCATTATGGGTTATGGACGCTGGGGGAACTGCTTGAGGGGTTTCAGAGGGTAGCCTAAATAGGGGCGGTGGTGGTACCGCCGCTGTCGCCGGTGTGTTTGTGGCCGGAGAGGGATTTGCCCGAGGCCACTACGTCTTGGTCGGTGGTGTAGCTGCCGCCGGTTTGGCGCACATCGCCGCTAAACGTCGCGCCGTTGCCGCCTTGAATCGCCATGCCGCCGTTACCGTTGATTTGCCCGGCGGCGGTCACTTCGGCGGTGCAATCCACATTGGGTGCATCAATATTGACCCCGCCCGGCGCTTTGATGTTGAGCACTTGGCAGTCGATATCGATGATGCGGCCTTTTTTAAGCACGATTTTGGCGCCGTCGGCGTTGTACACCGCAGTCTCGCCCTCTTGCAGGTTGGTGATGCGGTAGGCGCCGTTGCAGGTATTGACGACGATGCCGTGGCTGGTCTGGCCGCCCAAGGGCAATACAATGCAGTCGCTGCCGGCAGGCGGGTGCGCCGTGAAACCGAACTGCTCGGCGTGTTCCAGTGCCTGCACCGTTTCGCCGTCCAGCCCCTCAATCTGTGTACGCTGCACGCCGCCTCCGGCATCGGTGCGGGCGATTTTGCCCCTGAATGCCTGCCGGATACCGCCCAGCATCCGCTTGATGCGGCCGTCTACTTGTTTAGCGTCCATTTATTGTCCTTAAATAACCTGTAATTCCCGTGCCTGACGGCCTTTCCGTTCACCGCTTCGGCGTTTGCGACTGCCCCTGCGGCGGCCTTTGCCGCCTTGGCCTTTGTTGTTTTTCGGCGGCTTGGCCTCAGGAATCCACGCCTTGTCCTCTTTGAGGGTGAGGATGGTTTGCGTGGGCTTGCCGCGCCCGCCCACAAATTTGCGCGCCATCAGGAAATAGATGCCGTCCAGCCCGTCCGGCTCACTCAATACTTGCAGGCGCTGGCCGGGCTGCCACAGCACGCCGTCGTCGTTGCGGTGGCCCTGCACGGTTGCGGTGATGGTGAGGCCGTCCAATTTACTGTCGCCCAGCCGTTTTTTTGCCTTGCGCTCGGCGGCCGCTTGGTTATCCACATCCGCCTCCACGATAATCAGCGGGCGGTGCACTTTGACCGTGTCGTCTTTTACCGTGGCGCGCAGGTTGTGCTTGCCGCTGTGGCTCTGCCCCAGCACGGTAATCTCGCTGAAGCGCTGCGAAAAATCGCGCTCCACCTGCAACTGCTCTACGTTGTTGCCCTGCCCGGATACGCGCACAATCAAATCGGCCACTGGCCTGGCGGTGTAATCGGGTCCGCCGATCACCAGCGTGCCGTCCGGCTCCAGCCACGGCCACAGCCCGTTGGCCTCGGCATACTGCGCCAAGGCATCCCAAGCGCGGCTGCCCGGCTCGATTTGCACTTTGTTGGTGCGCGCGGTTTGCGCCGCATCGATGCGGATTTTGCTGATGCCCAACGGTTTGACGATGGTGTCGATAATCTGCTTTAAATCCATATCCTGCGCGTTAAAAATCGGGCAGGAGCAATCCAACAGGATGCCGGCATCGTCGCGGCCGGAAATGGTGAGCGTCTTTTGCCCTTTGGCGGTGGTGGTGCTCACGCGGTCGATGCGCCCGCTCAATACGGTATCCTCGCCCACCCGCACCTCCACTGTGTCGCCCGGCTGCACCGCATCCGGTTTGGCGTCTACAGGCCGCCCGAGGGTTACCTGAAAATCATCGGCCGGGGTGAGGAGGTCGCTGTCGATGTCGTAGTCTGTCCACTGACTGTGGGTTTTGCCTGCAATTAAGAGGCTTACGGTGTTATTGGGCGTAGGCATTTAATACGGTTCCGCGGGCGATAAAGTTGGGATGCACGATGCCGGGATTGAGGCGCAGCAGCTCGGCTTGGCGGCTGTGGTCGCCGTACCAGCGGAAAGCCAGCAGGTGCAGGCTGCTGTCGGTCGGCACCACCTTTTGCACCAAGGGCGGGCGCAGGTTAATCAAGGCTTGTGCCTGTTTTTGCAGGGTATGCGCCAACGTGCGCACGCTGTCGGCCAATTCGGCGCTGCCCTCCAAATAAGGCTGCTGCGGCAACAGGCGGCGCTGTTCCAGTTGGCGGTAGAGCTGCTCGGGGTCGGGCGGGTTGTCCTGATACAGCGAGAGCAGCAAGGCGGCCAACTGTTCGGCCTGCTCGGCGCTGGCGGAGAGCATCATCACCGCCAAACGGTTTGCGGCCAAAGCGCTGTTGAGCTGGGCGCGCACATCGGCCAGCAGGCGGCCGATTTCCGCCGGCGTAAGTTCGGGCTCGTCTTGTTCGGCGGCGAAAATATCTGCCAGCTCTTTGGCCAGCGCGGTGCTGCCCACAATGGCAATCGCTGCCGTGAGCGCGGCCACATCCGGCAAGGCGGCCTGCGAGCGGGCGGGCGTGGCGCCGTTATCCAAGCCCTGCCGATATTGCCACGGCACGGCGGCGGCCGTTTTGGTACCGCCGGCCAAGTCGCGCCAGCCGGACAGGCTGCTTTCCGCCGTGCGGTGCATCCCGGCCAGCGCGCCAAACACGCCTTTGAGTTCGGTGAGCAGCACGCGCGGGCTGTTGAGCAGGTTCAGGCTGCCTGAAAATATCCCGTTCACTTGGCCGTACAGCCGCCCGACTACGTTTAATACCGCCGCGTGAAAATTGTTCCAACGCTGTTGTAGGTTGCGGATTTTTCCCAATCCCTTTTCCAGTACGGCGAAACCCTGAAACGCAGCCAAGTCGGCTATCCAATCTACCTCGTCGGCCAAAGCCAGCGCCAGCTCGCGCCCGAAAAACGGCGCGGCGGCCACGCTCTGCTTGAAGCTGATATTGATTTCGGCATAGTCCGGACTGTCCTCGCTGTGCCGCACCTCGAAATCGGCCACCACCGTGTCCGGCACGCTGCCGTAAATCGGGTGCACCAGTTCGCCGCTGCCGTGTTCGCGCAGCACCTTGAGCAGGCGTTGCAGCCGTGCCTCGTAGTCGTCGCCATACAAAACGGCGGTGAGGTTAAATTCCAACGCCTCGCAGCCCGTGTCCTCGATATCCGAGCCGTCCACAAAAGGGTAGCTGTGCTCGGCCAGCGCGTGCACGCCGCGCAGGGTGTCGGCGGTGGCCTCGAAGGCCACGCCCTTGTAACTGGCATCCAGCAGGGTATCTTGCCAACTCATCTGTTAATTCCTTCTGTTATCGCGCTCGGCGGCTTGCGATACGGCGGCGGTGATATTGCCGCCCGACACCGATACGGTTACCGGCACCGGCTGCCGCGCCGCTGCCGCCAACAGACCCGCCGCCGTGCCCATCAGGCGCGAAGCCTCCAAAAACTGTGCGGCGGCCTGCTGGTTGTAATTGACCGCCTGTGCATATTGTTCGCTGGATTGCTGATAGGTTTGCGATGACTGCTGGATTTGCTCCGCGCTTTTTTGCAACTCCGGGCTGTTGAGCGGCGAATGCAGCATTGATTGCCCGTAACGTTGCAGGGGTAATTGGCTCATCCTCCCTAGTTCGGCATCGCCGGGCAGAAATGGGTTGGCTGCCCGGAGGGACTTGGGATAATTAAATAATGATGAGAATGATGATGGCTGATTGTTACGCTGCTGCCATGATCGGCGCATCCTGGCCACTTCTTCGACCTCTCCGGCATTCAATTCTTGCGAATGCAGCAACAGGCCGAGGCCGAAATTAAAACGCGGTGCGGCAGTCAGAGCCTTACCACCCAATTTAAACGCCCCACGCCCCAAGTCGGCAGCCCCTTTGGCTGCTCCAGACAGCAGGGTGCCTGTTCCCTTGGCTGCACCGGACAGCAGGGTGCCTGTTCCCTTGGCCGCACCAGACAACATATTGCCCGCCCAGCCCGAGCCGCCACTGCGAAACAATGACAAAAAGCCGGCACCCAGCCCTGCACTGCCTACAGCTTGTGCAGCCAAAGTGGCTTTGGGATAGCGGGAAGAGACTTCCGTCCATTTGGTTTCGGCAGAATTCAGGGTATCGAGCGCGGGTTTGCGGCCAAGCTGTGCCAATGAGCGGTTTTGCTCTTGTATGAACAGATCGTCCCGGCTCATTACGCCGATTTTTCTGTCCACCAAGCTATTGGTTTTCGGGTCAATTCCGGCCAATCCTTGAATATATTCCTGCACCTGCTGCATATCGGAGGCGGCCAACAAACCGGCTTTGGCCTGAATATCCGGCAAAATCCGCGACAGCACGAAACCGCGCATAATATTCATCTGTTCGGTAGCGGTTTGATCGCCGGCATCGGCCTTAGCTTTGAGTTGTTGGTATTGCTGGTCGCGTTCCAGCATGGTGTTGGCCAAACGCGATAACACCTGCACTGCGTTTTCGCCGTTGGCCTTGCCTTGTAAAACCGAATTAGCCCAATCAATACCCTTGCTCGGGTCATTTGGGTTATCCATGCGTGACAAGCGTTTTACTGTGTCGGCCGATAAGGTTTTTTCCAACAGGTTGCGCACGTTGTTGGCGGCTTCACTGTTGGAGCCGGATTTATTGGATGCAGATTGCAGGATGGACAGCAGGTAATCGAAGCCTTGGATACCGTTCAGGCCGGAGCTTTTGGCGACAGGCAGCAAGGCGGGCAGCTCGGTTACCATATCGGCGATTTCAAAATTGCCCTGCATCCCCGATTTCATAGCGTGCTCAAATGCGGTAGCCAGCTCTTCGCCCTGGAATCCGAAGTCGTGCAGCACTTTCATCAGTTTGGCCACACTCTCCGGGTCGTATTGTCCAGCGCCTTCGGCGGAGGCAATCATGGCGCGATAGGTAGCGGTTGCACCTTTCTGCACCTGCTCGAAGCTCATACCGTTGGCCATTTGGCTGTTGATCAGGTTGAGCGCGGCATCGGCATTACCGCCGTTTTTGGCTATGAGCTCGGTTACCAAGTCGCGGATTTGCTGCTTACCTGTGGTGGCAATCCAATCAGATGTTTTGCTGCTATCTTCGCCAAAAGCCTGCCATGCTACTTGGCTGATATTGGCTTCAAGCTGTTTTTGGTTGTCCATGCTCGGTTTGAGCACGGTATAAGCACCCACACCGGCAGCAGTCACTGTAGTCATGGCGCTGCCCAAGCGTTGCCGCCAGCTGCCGGCTGCACCTGCGCCACTGCGCAGTTCGTTATTCAACCGTTGCAGGTTGCGGCGGTTGGCTTCCGCCGCCCGCGCCAGTTCGCGTTGCGACAGCGTGCCGGAGCGTGCCAAGCGGTTGTAGGCCGCCTGTGTGAGCTGAATTTCACGGCGGATTTGCTGCTCGGAGCGGATACCGAGCCTCTGATAGGCGCTGATGGCCTGCTGCCGCTGCCGCCCGGCCTGTGCCCAAGCTCGTGCCTGCCCGGTGGCCGCGCGCTGGCTTTCAGTCAGCAGCCGGCGCAGGCCTTGGCTGGCATTGTCCTTAAACTTGGCAACCAGTTCTAAGGTATTACTGCTCATTTTTTCTGCCTTTTGCTGATGTAGGTGGTAGTACCCTTACCGGACGGTTTAGGCTTAGAGGGGGATAGAGGCGGTGCAGACGGAACGGGGATGGGCACCGGCATGGGTTGATAGGTGGATAAAAGCTGGCGCGCCTGCCGCACAAAACTGTTGAGTTCGGGCAGCGTCATCCCACCCACCCGCTCTTCCGACAGCCCGAAGCGGCCGAGCAGCAATACCGCTAATCGGTAGCGGTCGAGTTCGGGCGCAGCCGCTTTTTTGCCAGCAGTTCCTGCGCGAAATACAGCGCATCAAAATCGCCGGCGGCCAAACCGTCGGCCAATAGGTCGGCATCAATCTGTTCGGCGGGGATGCCGCCCAAGCGGTCGATGGCTAGGGCGTAGCTCTCCAGCATCCGCGCCTGCCCGTCCAACAGCGGGTCGATATCCATGTCTTCACGCACAGTGGGCAGGTGCATCACAAAATCATAATGCAGGCTGCCTGCATATTCGATGCCGTATTTCAGGCTACCTGAAACTGTTTTGCGGTCATCGGCCACCACAAGGTTGTAATCGGTAACGGCAGCAGGGAGCAGTTCCGCACCAATGGAATTAGAGGTTTTTTTATCAGACATAAGAAAAGCCTTTGAACGTGGATTAAACCAAAATAAAGAGTAGGTTTAATTGTCGTTTAAAGGCTTAGGAGGAAGTATTTGAGACGTTTCAGAGGGGTCTATTCTGCTTTCCTCATTACAAAAGCCACATTCTGGTTTTCTACTGTGATACTGTATTTGTAACCATCACGAATAATATCTTGAGTGGCTTCGTTTTGTTGTCTGGCAGCGTTCAAAACTTCAGATAGTGCTTTCAGCAAATCTTGCCCAATAGCCAGCTCACCTAATTTGGCACGGCCATACGGCGAGGTCATCACCTGTATTACCGGTAAAGCGTGAGCAACATCTTTCACAGTGTTACCGGTCATTTCATACCCTGCAGCTAAAGATAAGACATTTTGGTTATCGTCAATCTTAATAACAACCCCGCCAAAATCGGTTACCATCATTACATCATGGCCGCATTCGTTTTGGACAATCTCTTTGTCGATTACCCGTGCTGATGCACCTGTACTTTTCAGTCCGGCATCTATGTTTTCCAATAAAGTCTCAGCCGTAATACCCAACGGCGGCGGGCAATAGCTGCTTTGCACCTGTGCGTCCGAAGCTGGCTCAGACACAGCCGGTGCCTGTTGCTCCTGCTCGCCGCAGGCGGCCAGCCCGATAGCGATAATCACACCGTACAATAGTTTTCTCATTTCCCTTCTCCATAAAAAAGCCCTGCCGATTCAGGACAGGGCTTGATTTTACCATTTTCAGGTAGCCTTTACTCCAGCACCTTGCGGATGGCAAAGCCGGTGATGTCGATCACCATCTCGTTGTCCACCGTGTAGCTTTCGCCCACCTCGGTCACGCAAAAGCCGAGATAGCTGGTGGGTTTTGCGCCGGGCACGTCGGGCACCAGAGAGATTTTGGCGTCCTCGATGCTGCCCCAGTTGATGGCGGTGCCGTCGGTGGGCATCACGGCGGTGGCGGTGATGTCGTATTGGCCCACGCCGCGGGTGAAGCCTTTGGTGCGGCGGCTGCGGTTCATGGTTTTCACGGGCTTGCGGCCGGTGCTGTCTTTAACGTCGATTTTGGTGATTTCCACCTCCGCCGCGTCGAGATAGAGGGTTACGCTGCCGATGTATTCGGTACTCATGTTTTATGCTCCTATAAATAGAGGTCTACCACCATGCCGACCACGTGCAGGCCGTTCACTACGTCGGATGGGATGCGCACGTCCAGCATGTTCACGTTTTGCTTGTCCCTCTCCACGATGAGGTTGGGCAGGTTGGCTTCCACCTGCTCCAAAATCTCCAGCTCTTCGCAGCGCATCAGCACGTCGATGAGCTCGCTGCGCACCCGCGCCGGGGTTTTGTCGGAGAGTTTCTCACGCGGAAAACGCAAGGCCACGCGCTGGATGCAGGCTTTGCTCACGTAAATCAGGGTGCGCACGGTGGTTACGTCCAGCAGGCTCTCGTCGGCGGTGCCGTTGGCGGTTTTGGTGTAGGTGGTAATCGCCCGCACAATCTGCGCCCGGCTGCCGTCCGGACTGGTTTCCACCGGCGCCACGCCGTTGTAGAGCGCGTTTTCCTGTTCGGCACGCATGGTTTTGTCTTTGCTGTCGCACAGGCCGATACCTTCCAAGGCCAGCGTGTTCAACGGGCGGGCGGGGTCTTCTTCGCTTGCCATCACGGATGCAAAAGCTGCCGCCAGTTCGCACGGCAGGCTGGGCGTGCCGCGATACCAGGCGCAAAGCATAAAACCGTTGTTGAGTTTGCCGGCCAAGGTGGTGGCGGTGGCCAATGTGCCGCTGTCGCCGTACACGCCGACGGCCCAGCGTTTTTCTGTGGGCGCGCCGACTTTTTCGAGGTGTGCACGCAGTTTGAGCAGGTTGGTCTCATCACTGATGCCGCAGGCAATAATGTCGTGGCCTTCGGCAATCACTGCGGTGAGTGCGGGCTGAATATCGGGATTGGCGTCGCCGCCCGCCATCGCGGTTACCGTGGTGCTGATGCCGGCGGCGGTGCAGGCCGCCAACAGTCGGATGGCATTGCCCTCGGTGCCTTTGTTTTTGGCGGTGATGGTCACCACGCCGGCGGCTTCGGTGGCAGACACCGGCAGGCCGGGCTGGGCGGCAATCGCAGCCTTGACGGCTTTGCCGACGGTATCGGCACTGTCGCCGGCGGCCACAGGCACCATCAGCACGTCGGCATTGCCGATGCCTACGCGCAGCACACCCTGCGTGGTGGCATTGCCGGTAATGGTAATTTTACCCACAGCAGCCACACCGGCACTGTGGTCGGCCAGCGTGATGATACTCAAGGCGGCATTGGCGTAGGCTTTAATGGCGGCATCGGCCATTAAATGCGCCTGACTGCCCGCACCGTATCGCTCGGCCACTTCGGCGGCGGAATACACATCCGTCAGGGCGGATACTGCGCCCAAGTCGGTGGTGTGCTGGGCAATCAACAGCACGCGCTGCCGGTTGGTGGGCAGGTTGCGCATGGCGCGTTTGAGGTTCCATTCGGCATACACACCGGGTTTGCGCGTAGATGCCGGGATTTTGTCAAAACTGATGTTGGCGCTGGCCATTATTTGCCTCCTTTGGCGGGTTTGGGATCAGGCTCGGATTCGGCCTCGGATTCGCGCACCAAGTCGCCGCACTCGAGGCAGCGCAGATAATAGGCACTCTCCTCCACGGCAACGGCCTGATGCTCGTCGATATAGCGGTGTGGATTGCCTTCCATCGGCACTTTCAGGCCGGCGGCGGCTCTTACCAAAATACTCATGGTGTCTCTCCTGTTTGAACTTCCGCCTCGATGGCGGGGGTGGGGTTGTCGGGCGGCGCGTGTACATGCAGGTTCGCGCCTTTCAGTTCGGGGTCGGGCGGGCTGGTGGCCGCCTGATAGGTTACAAAGATTTGGTCGGGGTGCGGCGGGGGCGGCGGGCTGCCCGGCGGCGGAGGCGGCGGGATTTCCGGCCAGCGGCCGTTGTCCAACGCCTCCTCGATCCAATGGGTGGCAAATTCGCAGGCATACACGCTCATGGCTTCCTGCCGCTCCATCCTGCCGTTAAACAGGGTGCGCACCGCGCGCGGTTGCAGCTTGTCGATGGCCAAGCCCAAATCCTGATTGGACAGCAGGCGGCGCACCGCGTAAATCAGCTGGTAGCTGCCGATTTCCCAGTGGCCGATGCCGCCGGCGCGGCTGGCTTCCTCGCTCCGTAGGGAGCGGGCGGCCACCATCACCACAAACTTGGCTTCGGCCTTGTGCTTGGTGCGGCTAGTTTTCACGGCTTCGGTTTTGTCGATGCCGGCAAAAGTCACCCAAGCGGCCGGCAGCTGCTGCACCACCTGATACAGCCCCTCGTCGTCCAGCTCGCCGCCGTAGCTGTGCACGCCGGTAACCAGCTTGCCCAAGCCTTGGCGCAGGCGCTGCACGATGGCAGCCTCAATAAGGGCGATCACGGCCGAATACCTTTTGCTGCGGCTGGTTAAATATCACGGTGTCGCCGGTGCCGAGCTGGCCGTTTTCAGGCAGCCCGCTGATGGTGGCCGTGCCGCGCGCCACCTGCTTGAGGTAGTCGATGGCATTTTTGTAGCGGGTGTCCATATCATCGTTGCCTTGGCGCATACCGGTAGCCAAGCGGTAGATGGCGATGTCGCAGCAGTACACCGTCAAGAGCCGCGGAATCTGTGGAAACGGCCGCGTGTAGCGGTTCAGGTAGCCGTCGATTTCGGCGGTAGCGTCCAGCAGCGCCTGCTGCGCAATGTCGGCATTGATTTGGCCGCGTCGCTCTAAATCGGTGAGCTGCAATACGGTGTTGTCACCGTAGCGCAGGCACAGTTCGTCGAGCGTGGCATAGCTAATCATTGCGGCACGTCCTCGTCGTAGGCGGCCTCGGGCGTCATCAACACCACGCCCTGCACCGTCAAATTCGGCTCGGCCAATAAACGCTGCCAATCGGCCTCGTCCATTGCGCTGCGTTCCACAATGCGGATTTCGCGGGTAAATTCGAGGCCGCAGCGGTAAAACCGCGTAGCGTTGCGGGTTTTAACGGCCACCATTTCCGCGCCCTCAACCGGGGCTTCACCGCTGGCCACTGGCACCAATACCGGCTGCGCAGGCGGGTTGTGCTGCTCGCCAAGGGCTTTTTCGGTTTCGGCTTTGTCCGTCGCAGTATCAGTGTCGTCAGGCTTGCTCCCCGGCTGCCCTTCAGACGGCCTGGTTTCAGGCGGGGTGTCGGGATGGTCTTGCTGCTGTTCCGGCTGGTTTTCTGGCAGGCTGTCCTGCGCCTCCGGCTGCTGCTCGGTTTGGCCGCCTTGCGCTTCTTGCTGCTCGGGCGGATTGTTAGGGGTGCCTTGCAGCGGCTTTTGCACTGCATCGTCTTGGGGTTTGTTTTTTGCCATTTATCTGCTCCAAAACGGCGGCTTTAAACCGGTTAAAGCCGCCGCAAAAGGGGTTACAACAACCACGGGGTAGCGATAACCTGCACTTTGTTGTGGTGCGGGTTGTATTTGCCGTTCTCGTATTTGTCGGGTTTGACAATCGAATTGGCCAAATCTTCCATAGTGCTGGGTACCAGCAACACAGTCGGGCGGATGTCGAGCGGGCGGCCGCCGTCGCCTTTTTGACTGGCCATCGCGTTAAATACCTTGGCAAAGTTGTCCGGGGTCAGCTCCTCGGTGCTCATGCTGGCCATCTGCCAGAAGCCGAAGCCGGCATTGCAGCGGCCGTCCACGCCGTAGCGGTACTCGTTGCGCATAAACACGCCTTCGTCATCGTCTTTGGTCATTGCACTGAGCTTCATCGGCTTGCGTTGCTGGAAGATCATCGGTTTGATGGCGCGGCTGGTATCCAGCAGATACCACGGCGTGCCCTGCGTGCCGCCGGTGGCGGTAAACAGGTTTTTAACCAAGGTTTTGTTGCCGGTGCCGTCCACTTTTTCAAATACCGGGTGGTCGGTATCGAAGAAGTTTTGGCCGTCGTAACACAGGGTGGTGTTGCCTTTTTTCAATAGGCCGAACACCAATTCGTCGGCAAACACGGCAGCGGCACGGCCCAGCTCGGTTACCAGCGGCGCATAAATGCCGATGTTGTCGTCTTCAATATCGTTGCGGCTGACTTTGATGGAGCTCTCAAAATGCTTATTGGCAATCGCGTAAGCGTGTGCCTTCATGTCGTTGAACACACGGTCTCCCACCCATTCGCGCAATGCCGGCGCCTGTCCGAGCCAGCCGTAGGTGTTGGAGGCGGTGGAAGACGGCACCACGGTGGCAATTTCCGGGTATTGGCTCTTAGCCATTTGCAGGCCGTCCTGATAGTTCTTTTTAAAGCCGGTAAACAAGGCTTTAATCAAATCCGGGGTGATAATCATCGGGGATTACTCCTATTTCTGTTTTGCATAGTCTTCGGCAGTGATGCCCAGCATCTCCGCCACCTTTGCCTCGTCGGCAGTCAGGCCTTTTTCCGCGGCAGCAGGCGGGATGCCGCCGGTCTGCGTGGCGCTTAGGGCAGCCAAAGGCTGCGCCGTGGCCAAAAATTCGGCCAGTGCCTGCGGGTTGGTTTTGCCCAAGCCTTCCGCCCATGCTTTTTGCGCCGGCAGCAGTCGGCCGTCGGAGAGGGCGGCGGTAATCAGTTGTGCGGTTTTTTCCGCCTCGTGCGCAGCCAGTTGCTGGCTCAAGGCGGCCACTTGTTGTTGCAAGCCTTGCAGTGCCGACAGCGGCACCTGTTGCGAGGCAGCGGCGGTATTGGGTGCGCCGGTCTCGTTATTGGCCGGCTGGCCTGCCGGTGCGGCAGGAGCGGCGGGCGGGTTCGGCTCGGCCGGTTTGTTTTCCGGCTTGGCTGCCTCTTTGGCGGCGGCCAAGGCTTCGGCCAGCTTTTTGCCATCGGTGCTGCTTTGGATTTGCTGCATCGCGGCCAGTTGCTCCGCCTCGCTGGCGGTTTCAGGCAGCCCGAGCAGCGACAGCATCAGCTTTTGTGCTTCGTTCATTGCTTCGTCCTTTTGAGAGGGTTGGAGGGGGTTAAGTAATCGGGAGGCGGCGGCCAAGGCCACCGGGTCGAGTTGGTCAAGCGCCGGGGTGTTGGTGAGCGCGGGCGGCAACAGGCTAAGGATGTCGCCCGCAGGCGTGTACTGGAACACCGGCGAGATGTAGCGGTATTCGCCGCCGGCAATCCGCTGCTTGGCCGCGGCCGTCCACTGCACCTCGGCGTACAGCCCTTTGCCGTCTATCCATTCAAAGCCGGAGAGCCAGCCCGATGCCGGGTTGGGCTGCCCGTTTTGCGCGGTAAACAGGGTTTGGTGTTCGTAATCCACCATCAGCCGCACCGGCCGCGCGTTGAGCTCGGCCACCAAGACGGCTGCACGCTGCGGGTTTAAACGCCAAAACGGCGCATCAACCGGGCGGCCGTCGTTGGCGCGAAACTCGCCGGCAGGAATAAGCTGGATGCGCTGCACCGCGTCGTCCACCGGGACGGAACAGGCAGCCAGTAAAAACGGGGGAGAGGTATGCTTGTTCATGGCCGCATTGTGCAGCCGGAAGCGGGGGAAAAATCTTTGAAGCGCCTCACTTGGTTTTGGCGCGGGTGAAACAGCCGACGGGGCGGCTGCGGTGCGATGGCTATAAAGAGGCTATAAAGCGCGTTTTTTAGCGGGGGTCGGGCGCAGGGATATACCAAACCATACCCAAGCCGTTTAAACGCCGTTTGGCGCGATTTTGGGCGGGGTGTCGTTTAGCTGCCTTTCGGTAGGCCGCAGACGGAGGCCAAATAGTCGCTCACCGTCTCCACCAGCTCGTGCTCGTCTTGCGGCGTGAGCTGCATAAACGGGCGTGCCGGTATGCGACTGCCGGGGTGCTTCACGCTTTTTACCGGATACGCCCCGGTGGCCCATGCCAGCGCCTTTTTGTGGCGCGGGTAAATCATGTGCGCGGCGGTTTGCCCGCCGAAGTTGTGGATGGCGGCATAGGCCGCATTGGTGCCCACCCGCGCACTGTCGTTATCGCTGGCCTCGGTAATGCTGTTGCGCAGGCGGCCGGTTTTTTGCAGGATTTTGTGATTGCGCACATACTTGTCAAACCGCGCCTGCGATACCTGCCCGCGTTTCGTCAGTGCCCCGGCACGGGAGAGCTGGCTGCCCAGCTTCAGCCCCGCCCAAGCCGGGCGGCCTTGGCTGTTAAAGTTTTCATCCACCGCCTGATGCAGCCTGCCGGCAATCAGGCGCATCAGGCTGCCGCGCTGTTCCAAGCCTTGTGCTGCGCGGCTGATGTTTTGCTGCAACTCTAATGTCTTGATTTCGATTTCGATCATGCTATACTGTAATCCAATAATAAGGCGGGAGTTTCCTAATGTAATGCCGCAAGGCTAAGGCTAAAGGTTAAGCTCGTATCACGAGGTTATGATGTAGGTTCAAGTCCTACCACCGCCTTATTTACCCTATTTCAAATTCTGCCCGTGCAACAGGACATATTTAGACCAATCCGTGCCGGCTCTCTTAATTCTCGTTCCTGTATCCACCACATTCACAATCAGGTTTTCACGCTTGCCCGTAGTGGGATTTTTCGAGCGGCGGAAGCCGTCATAATCCATCTGCACCACCAGCTTATACAGATAATCCGCATCCGTCGGGTCTGCGTAAAAGTAGAGCAAAGACGGGTTGGTTTCGGCATTGGCCGCCGCCTCAAAATATACCGATAACGGCTGGCGGATATGGTCGGGTAAACGCTGCCAGAAATCAGCCGGCAGCGTCTTATCCACCCCGGCCTTAACCGAGCGTTGAGCATGGCGCACCAAACTGTCCGATGAGGCAATAATCGCACTCTGCGGCAACGGCAGTTGCCGGCGGGCCAACTCATCCAAAGTGTGGAGGCCGACCGCGCCGACAAATGCAGGCTGGTTCTGCGGCCGGTTGGCCGTAACCAACTTCTGATAGGCTTGATACAAATCATCTGCCACCGCCCGGCGCAAAATCAGGTTATCCAATGCCTGATTGACCGACATACTCGCCAACCGCGGCGGCAAATCCACCGCCCGTTGCATCTGCAACTGCCCCAGCTGCGCCAAGTGCCGCTTGCCCACGTTGCCGTCAAAGCCGCGGTCAGCCATAAAGGAGCGGCCGTCGGCCAAACGGATGGCGCGGGTCGGCTCGGTGTCTCCCGCCTTGTTCACCACGCGGTACACCTCTTCCAGCCGCCCCGCACTGTCAGAAACTTCCAGCCCGCGCCGGGTCAAATCGGCCGCGCTGTAGGCGGTTACCGTGCAGCGGCAGTTAAAGCCGTTGGGCGGGTAAAAGGTATCCCAAAACGGGTCGTCGATGTGGTACACCTGCCCGTGCAGCTCGCGGTGCAGCGGGCGGGTGCGGTTGTCCATAACGGCGGTGTATTGCAGATAAGGCATGGCGGCACGGTTGTCTTGCAGCTCCTGCCAGCGACCGGCCATATAGGCATTTTGCATATTGGTGCGGTAAATCACCTCCAAGCGCTGCGGCGTGATGCCTTTGCCCAAGAGCTCGCCGGTGGCGGCGTCCACCATATCGCCGGCCTGATCCAGATGCAGCCCCTTGGCCGTCAGCTGCCGCTCCACCGCATCCCTAAATTTGGCAAACGGCGTGCCCTTGGCCGCCGATTCGCCAAGCGCGCGGTGGATGTCGGCCACCACATCCTGCCGGTAGATGCCGGCGATGGTCTGCGCTTTGGCCGCTGCTTGTTGCATCCGTTGCGGCCAATCGGTCGGTACCGTGTAGCCTAAAGTCTCAAAATAACGGATGGCACGCTCCGGCGGCAGGCCGAAGGCATAGGCCAAATCCACTTGATTAGCGCCCACCGATCTGCCCCCACAAGTCCGCCACAAACAGCACGCGCCCCAGCGCCTCTTGCAGCTGTGCGGTGTCCAGTTGCGGATAAGCGGCCAGCAGGCGTTCGGCCGCCTCTTCATAGCTGCCGCCTTCGGCGATGGCTTGACCGAGTTGCTTAATCAGCGGCTCGAGCAATGCAGGCAGCTCGGTATTTTTCAGGTAGCCTGCAATACCGTCGTCCAACGCCAGCTGGTCGGGATAGATGATTTCGCCCTGCCGCGACAAGGCTACCTGCCGGTAGCGGCTGGCCTGCGCCTGCCGTAGTTCCGGCTGGGCACCACGCATAGCCAACATGTCTTGGTCGTCTGCCGCCTGCGGGATGGCCAGCTTTTCGTGCGCCCATTCCAGCGGGATTTTCATGCCGAGCTGCACCAATTCGGGCAGTGCCTCGGCATACAGCTTCATGTCTTCCGGCTGGCGGGTGTCAAACTCAAAATAGGGGATATTGTTGGGGTCGGTGATGCCCTTGTTGAGATACAGCAGCGGCGCAATCAGTTGCCGGGTCAGCGTGGCCGCCAGCTGCTTAGCATCAGATGCCAGCAGGTCGTGCCGCACTTCATTGTGGATTTGCCCCAGCGCGTTGGTGCTGGTTTTGCCGTCTGCCTGCGTGGTCAGCGTGCCGCCCAAGATGATTTTGGATTGGGTGCGCTCGCACCAGTCCACCATGCTCATAAAGGTGTCGCCGCTGCCGCTGGCCGCGTCCAACAGTTCCAGCATCATGGTTTCCGGGATGATGCCGGCCGCATTGTGGCCGATGCCCACCAGTGCGTTGAGCAGGGTGGTTTTTTCTTTGTCCGATGCGCCGGCCGGGTATTTCCCCAGCCGCACCGGCAGGCCGTAAATTTCCAAAAACTCGGCCAAGTCGCGCACCGAGTAGTTTTTAAACAGATACGGCCACGCCAGCGAGCGCATCAGCCCGCCGCGCGCCAAGAAGCCGCTGCGCGCTTGGTGCCGGTGCACAATCCAGCCCAGCGGCCACAATTCCTGCGGCTCCTGCCCGTTCACACCCAGCAGCTTGAGCTGGTTGTGTTTCAGGGTAAACCAACCCTGCGGACGGTGGGTAAACTTGGCCGGCAGCCACAGGCCGTCCACCTGCTGCCAGCTGATTTCCACCGCCGCAAAACCGTGGCCGAGCGCATCCAGCAGGTCAAACAGCAGCGCCTCAAAGTCCGGCAGGCTATAGAGCCAGCCCGCCACCTCTTCCGCCAGCTGCCGCCCGGCCTCATCGGCGTTTTTCGGAGCGGATACCCGCCAATCCAAGCCGGTTAAAGCGCGTTTGCGCTTGCTCATCTCGGCAAAGATGTGGCCGTCTTTTTCTTCCATATCGGCAAACAATTCCGACTGCGCCGTGATGTCGCCGTCTTCCGCCCCTTCTAAAATCTGGTGCAGTTTCTGCGGCGTCAGCCCCTTGCTCGGATGCTCGCCGATGGTGCCGCGGGCTTTGGCCAGCTGCGCGGTCTGCTCGCCCTTGCGCGGTGCTTTCGGCGCAGGCTCAGTGTTGCCTGTAATAGCGGATAAAACGGCGGTAAAACGGGATTTGATAGACATAATTAAGCGGCAAGATGCAGTTAATCTTGCCGCTATTGTCAGATGTAAGGCCGTCTGAAACCGTTTGAGCCGCCTCAGCGGGTTGTTACCAAGCACCGCTGCCGAAAGTCAGCACCCCGTTGCTGTCGTTATGGCGCGGTACGGCGGTGTAGTCAATCGCCCCGAAGCCGCTTTGTGCCAGCATCCACAGCATATGCAGCGCATCCGGGCCGTCGTCATGGTCGGCCATCGGGAAATGCCGCAGCTGCTGGATCAGCGTGCTTTGGCTGGCATGCAGGCGGATGAGGCCGTTGGCCATATGCGGTTGCAGGCTCTCAATCCTCAACAGCTTATCCGCCACCGGTTTGATGCCGCGCGCCGGAATCGGCACGCCCGCCGCCGCGCCGCGTTTCACCAGCTCTGTTTTTAAAAACTCCTGAAACTGCACCGTCTCGATGCCCCACAGCAGGCAATGGTATTGCCGTTGCAGAGCGATGATATCCTCAATGATGCGGTCGGGCAGGCGTTTTTTAATCTGCGCCTCCACCACATCCAGCACGCCGGTGCGCTTGTTGAAACCGCCCACCAGCAGCGCTGACGGGTCGCGGCTGGCGCCGGCTTTGCCGAGCGATGGGTCGCAGGCGCCGAAAAACAGCCATTCGTTATCGCGCTGTACCCAAAAATGCAGGCTGTTGGCAAACGGCGCGGCATCGCCGGATACCGGGTCGTTTTGGTACTCGCTGTCAAACGCCGCATGCCCCACGCGGGCGCGGATGGTCATCAGCTCCAGTACCCCGCGCGCCGCCCAGCTGGTAATCGCCCCCGCCTCCATTTCCGCACGGTGGGCACGGTAAAACGCCAGCGCCATTACTTCGTCCTCGTTGCGGTACAGCTCTTCCCACTGCTCCCACAGCGCCATATTGTCCGGCCAGCGGATCATGGCTTGGAATTTTTTACGGTGCCAAAACGGGTTATTTAAGGTGCGCGCCAGCACGCTGTCGTAGTGCAGGATGGTGCCGATGTAAATCACATCGTATTTCATGCCCACGCCGCCCAAAGGCAGGATGGTTTTGTCCAGCCAGTCGTTGAGTTTTTTGCGCTGCTCCGGGCTGCGTACCTGCTCGTCGTTCTCGATATCGTCCAATATGGTTAAATCCGGGCGATAAGGGCCATGCCGCAGGCCGCGCAGTTTTTTGCCCGAGCCCGCCACCTGCACCTTGATGTCGTTGGCGGTCACAATTGTGCCCGCCTGCCATACCCGCCCTGCGCCCGCCGCCTCCGGGAAGTCGGTCAGTAAGCGCGGGTTATAAGCCAGCTCGGCCTTAATCGCCTCGAGCATCGGGTAAGCTTGGTCGATACTGTCCATCACGATTACGCAGTAATGCTTCTGCTCGGTTACGATGCAATACAGAGTAAACAGCTGGGTTACCAGCGTGGATTTACCTTCGCCGCGCGGCGCGCCTGTCGCCTCCGGCACGCCCTTCGGCTCGCGCAGGACTTCAGGTAGCCTCGTAAACAAAAACTCGTGCAGTTGCGACTTTTCCGCCGTGTGCACATAATGGGGAAAGTAGGTATAAACAAAGTATTCGAAGCCGCCTAGCGGATCGAATACCTTAGCCCGGCGCTCCGCGATGGCCGCCGGGGTCGATTCAAAGCCTACCACTTCCGCCTCGATGGTGCGCCGCAGTTGGTCGGCGATGGCGGAGAGGGATTTTAGAAACTCTTTATTTTTCATGGAATAACCATTATGGGAATGTTTATTGCAAATGCTTTTACGGGACTCAAAGAGGCCGGCACCCTCTTGAAAGGATTCAGTCAACTTAAAACAGATGCCGAAGTTGCTCAAAAAACAATCGAACTAAATCAAATCATTGCCGCCGTCCAAAATGATTTATTTGAAGCGCAGACGGCCTATTCGGCGGCTGTTGGCCGCATAAACGAGCTTGAAAAAGAACTGATGGCAATAAAAGATTGGTCTACAGAGCAACAACGCTATCAATTGTACGAACTCGCTCCCGGTTCTTTCGTCTATCGATTGAAAGTGGAAATGGCACATGGCGAGCCGATTCATGACATTTGTCCCCAATGTTACGAGCAAAGCATCAAATCGATTCTTCAATTTAATGGGTACGAAGGTGCTTTTCATAAATATTCCTGTTCCTGCTGCCAAACAATGATCTTAGGGGAGCGTTTGAGATCAGATGTTGAAGTCATTTCAACAGGCGGAACACGGTTTCGAAGATGGACTGAAGGTTATTAACCAAACCTCTTCTCCACCTCCGCCCCAAACGGCTCCAGCACCTCTGCCAGTGCCCCCAGCTGTTTGGGGTGTTTTTCCGATACAAACTGCACCAACAATTCCACCACTTCCAACGCGGTGGCCAGCTTGCTGGTTTCCGGCAGGATTCTGGCGTTGGCGGCCACGGTCTTGTTATAGGCATCGGCCAGGCTGGCCAACAGCTTGACCTTTTCCGCCGGGCCTAGGTCGCCGTCCTGCTGCAGCAGCTCCATCGTTGAGTTGTATTGCTGCAAGAAGCCGGCCATCGTTGCCCGCCCCAGCTCCTCAATACTGCCGCCGGCCAGTGTGTAGGCTGCGCGCATTTTGTCCCAATCGTCTCCGTTCTCGCGCGCCTGTTCGCGCCAGCGCCGCGCGGTGGCCTGCGTGGTACCGCACATGATTGCCGCCGTTTCCAGCGTTTGATTGCCGGATACATACAGCTGGCGCAGGCGGTCGCGGGTTTCTTTCGGGTGAGCCATAGTCAATCAATCCAAATTAAAAGCCGAATTTAGCGCGGATAAAGGCAATGCCGGTGGCCACCACGCCGCCGCTCACCGCGCCGGATACCGCACCGGCCAAACTGCCGTTGGTACGGGCAATGCGCTGGCAATCGGTCTGTATTTCAGACAGCCGCTTGTCCATTGCCTCCTGTTTGGCAATTGTTAAATCCTGTTTTGCGCTGATTTCGCGCAGCATTTCCACGACCGGGTCTTGGTAAGGGTTGCTCATTTTTTATCGGCCTTTTCGTTTAACTTGTCACTAACCTGTTTGAGGTCGCTCTTGATTTCGCGTAACAACTCCAGCACTTCGCCCTTGTATTCACGGGCTTCGGCCTTGGTTTGATAGACTTTTTCCACCTCGTGCAGGCGTTCGCGCAGAGCATGGTTCTCGGCTTGCACGGAATCAAACTTGCCATCGACCTTGCCGATGTAGCGCCACAGCACCGTCATCACAATGCCGATGGCACCCTGAAATACATAATCGATGGTTAAAAATTCAGCAGCCATCATCGTCTCCGTCAAATACCACGCAGCAATCAATGCCCTCATCGGTGCGGCTGCTCACATGCAGGCACGGTCGCCCTGCCTGCACATCAAACTCCACCTCCCAGTATTCGGACAGATCAGCCTTGACTGCCTGATACTGCTCTTTGAGCGGTAGGCGGCATGGCAGCACGGTAAACACCACCCCGAAATTCGGGGTCATGCCCATGCGGTAATCCCAACTGCCTGCCGATAATTTGCGCTCCACCGCCAGTACAAACGGCTCTTGTTCGCGGGCACGGGCCAGCTTGAGCTCCATACCGGCGTGGCACACCGCCAAGCGGTGTTGCACCAGTTCGCGGTATCTACTCACGATTACCTCCCTGTCCGTTTCGGTACCACTGCTGCCAGCCGGAGGCCTGCGCATCGCGTTTGCCGCACCATGCGCCGTACTCGGCGGCATGGTTGAGCAGGGCTTCCGGGCTACCCGAAGCGGGCGGTGCGGGGCGTTCGTAATCCGCCAACAGTTCCGCCGGAGCAGGCGGCAAGGTCGGCCGCTCCACCACCTTAATCGGCGCTGTAGCCGAAGGCTTGGCGGTAGAGCCGCAAGCTGTCAGCACCAAGGCCGCTATAACAGCCGCCGGTGCTTTTGTCGCGTGCAATCGCATAAGGTATCTCCTGTTTGATTTGGGTGGTTTTGGTATCTAATCGGCGGTTGGCTTCGGCCAGCTTCACGGATTGGCTCTGGGCAAAATCAACCCATTTCTGCCGCTCCGCCGCCACTTCGGCCAGTTTGGCGCTGTAGGCGCGTTCTGCCTCCAGCTGTGCCAGTTGGTGTGCGGCGGCCACCGCGGCCAGCTCGGTTTTGGCTTTGCCGTCGCGGTTCAGGTAGCCTGCGCGGTAGGCCAGCCCCAACGCTGCCGCCAGCAGCAACGCCGCGATCAAATGGGGCAGATATTTAATCAGTTTCACGGGCATGGTCGCTCTCCACCTCCTGCCGCTTCACACTGACAAACGAGCGCGCTACGGCATAGCCGCCGACGATGCCCAAATACACCGCCCAAATCTCCGCCGACGGATCGGCCAGTACCACAAATTTATAAGTTCCCGCCGCGCAGGCAATATTCGCCCACAGCTTCGAGTGCGACACCTTGCCCGTCGCGGGGTTTTTAAAAATATCAAAAATTCCCATCCCAACCCTCAATCATTTTTTACTCCTGTTCCGAGATTTCCGCGCCGCCCGTTTGGCGGCGGCCACGCCTGACTTGCCATAATTAGGACGCGGATAGCTGTTCAAAGGGCGTACTTTAGGCATACGGACAAGTGCGCGGTTTACTTGCTCATGGCTTGGATTCGGGCCAATCAATGTTGCCAAAAAATAATAAGCGGCCTCTTTCAAACTACCGATAATGTTCATACCCGCGCCGCTCCCACTTCCATCGCAATGGCCGTCGCCACCGCGCGGCAAATACTCCACTTGGTCTGCTTCCACTGCGCCAAATCCGCATCGTTGCTGATAAAAAACGGCTCCAAGATAATACCGCCCGCCTGCGCATAGGCCAAACGGCTGTGCTGCCCGGCGTTGTCGGGCTTATAGCCACCCTCGCCGCGCAGTTTCCAGCCGCTGGCATCGGCCACCGCCGCGCATATACGCTGGCAGACGGCCTTGTTTTTCGGGATGGAGAGCGCCTCAATGCCTGTTGCCGCTTTACTGGCCGCCGCATTGGTATGGAACTCGATAGCCAAGCGGCTGCCTTTGATGAGTTTCACGGCCTCGCGCAGAGGCAAATTTCCCTTGCCTTCGCCGTCGGTTTTAACCTCCAAGCCGTAATCGGTGCGCAGGATAGAGGCCACGATATTGCGCATATCCTGCGCGATGTCCGCCTCGCGGTCGCTGCCGTTCACGGCGCCCGGGTCGGTGTTGGAATGTCCGGCTGTAATCGTAATAAACATGATAAAAACCCCAGTGGTTACACTGGGGTTATTGTCCATCGGCAGGCCGTCTAAAAATGCTTGAGGCGGCTCACACCCTTAAAACAGCGCATGTTGGCCACTCTCCGGCGGCGGGGCATTGTCGGTCTTTTTGAGGATGTCCCACACCGTGCGGTCGGTGAGGTGGTGGCATTGCGCCAAATTCTGCACCGCCCAAAAAGCGGTCATGTTATCGCGGCTCACCAGCTCGTCAAACCGGCGGCGGATTTTGCGGTGCAGCAGCTCGCGCACCGCCCGTTCGCATTTCGGCAGCCACAGCCGCTGGCGTTGGCCGAAGGCGCGGCACAGCTTGTCTGCCGCCTGTTCGCCCACCACTTCCGCCAAAGCGGCGTGGGTAGCCTGCCCGGCACGCTTCACATTACAGGATACCGGGAAGGTGGTGCCGCCGTAGGCGCGCAGCAGAGCGAGCGTCGGCTCGGCGCCAATCAGCCCCACCATTTCCATCACGCTGTCCGGCAGTAGGTGGCGCACCGCTTCAAAATCCGTTTCATCATAGAGTTCAAACGACATTATTTTCCCTTCCGACGGTTGGCGGCAATCTGCAAAGCCGCCACCAGTTTGTGCAACTGATCGTTGTCGAGATACTCGACTTTTTCACGGCCGAACATCCGCCGCGCCATCGCATGCGCGTAATTCCAGTGATAACCGCCGTCGGCCAACAGGGCTTCCACCTTGTCCATCATCGCGGCCGCCGTCGTGCGGCGCAGGTGCGGCCTGCCGTGCTTCTCCCGTGCTGTAGACGGCCTGAAGCCGAAACGGCGCATTTCGTCAGCCACGCGCTCCAGCTCGCCGATATCCATCACCGCGCACGAATTTTTACCCGTGATGCGCAGCAGCATGGCGCGGTAGGCCTCTTCGGCCATCCCCAGCTCCTTTTGTGCAATCTTGATTTTGGCAATCAGCCCGTTGCGGCTTTTCATGGTTGAAATACCATATATAGTAAAATAAATGCAATTATACAGTAATTTAATACCATATATAGTATTTGGCCGATTATTGGCAAATAAAAAAGAGGCCGTCTGAAACAGGTTTTACCCATTTCAGACGGCCGTCGATTTCGCGCGGCTCACAATATTTTTTCCAGATATTTCCAATCCAACCGTTTGCCATGCCCGATATGCCATTTGCCGCAGTGGCAGAGATAGGCCTTCAGTGCAACGGCACGTACAGTACCGTTTTTTTGATTTTCGGCGCGAGTTTTGCGGATAGCGACAACGGCGGCTTCTTTGCTGTCATGTCCGACTTTGCCACCGCACATCCGCCGTTTCCGCTGCGCCTTAGTCTTGTATTTCATTTGTCGCCCCATTGGAAAGGGCGGTGGTCATACCACCGCCCGTTATCATCAACCCTTGATCAAATCCTTCAGCCCTTTGGCCGGTTTGAACTTCGGCGCGCGGGTGGCGGGGATGGCAATCGTCTCGCCCGTTTTCGGATTGCGCCCCTGCCGCGCGGGCTTGTGCTGCACTTCAAACGTACCGAAACCGGCAATGCTGACCTTGCTGCCGTTGCGCAAATGGGCTTTTACGGTGTCCAGCAGCTCGTCGATAAGCCTCGCCGCTGCGGCGGCAGGAATGTCGGACAAGGCGGCGGCCTGTTTGACCAGTTCGGATTTATGGACGGTTCGCTTGTCGTACATAGTTATTCTCCCAGTTGGTCGCAGATATTCCCGGCATCGGTTTCGCTGAGCCGGTTTTCCTCACAGTAGGCCAGCCAGGCTGCCCAGTTCTGTTCCAGAAAGTCTTTGATGAGTTGTCCGTCTTCGATTTGCATATCAATGCTCCTTGTGTTGATGCGGCAGGCCGTGCCGCGCGGTTGGTTTATAGTTTCAGACGGCCTAATGTCTACGGACGGGCGGTGTCATCATCTGTGCCGCCTGAATCATCTTGCTGATTAACACAGCCGTTTGCTGCGCGCCTGTTTTATCTTTTGCATCTTCCTTCGGCAGGTCACCTTTGAAATTAACAGCTGTGCCTTCGGGCATGTCTTCGATTTCAATAGTGATTTTTGCCATGTCTTTACTCCTGCCAGCCGCCCAATGATTCGGCCAGCTCGTCCAGTATGCCGGTCAGTGCATGAGCCATGATGATTTGCGATGAAAAGGCATTGCCGGCGGCATCGTCGCCGTGGCTCTCGGCATCCTCCTGCAGGTGGTCTCGGTAGCTGATGCGCTTCAAGGTCAAATCCTGCGTCAGCACCAACTCCACGCTCTCACGCCATACCAAGCCCAGTTCGACTACGCGCTTGCCGTTTTTCACATGCTGCACCACCTCTTCGGCGGTTACGTCTTCGCGCTTAATACGTACTTCCGGTGCCATATCGCCCGCACCGACCAAAGCCACGTAGTCGCCCAATTCAAACTGCCCGTCGGCCTCGCCACGCAGCAGCCATTGGTTCATCAGATCGGATGCGGAGCGGCGGGTAAAGGTGGGATGTGCCGGCAGTCCGCCCAGTGCTTCGCGCAGGTGGCTCAACAGGGTTTCGGCTTTGTTGCCGGTTTGGTTGATAAGCAGGTAGCCGTCGGCCAAGACTGCATCGGTACGGCTGGCTCGGGTAAAGGAGCGCGGCAGCAGCTCGTCAATAATCTGCTCTTTCAGCTCCTGCTTTTCCCTGCGGCCGACTTGGCGGGCTTCTTCCGCTTCGATTTTGGCAATTTTTTCATCCAAGGCGGTTTTGATGACCGCACCCGGCAGCATCCGTTCTTCGCGTTTCAGGGAGATGCCGAGCGTTTTATTGGCGGCAAATACCAGCTCGTCACCAAACGGCTGCGGTACGGTAAAACCGTCGCCAAACCAATCCAGCCCGCCGGGTGGTACAAAACGGTACTCGTCCAAGGCGGCGGCTAAAACGGCCGCATCCGGGGTTGCAGGCAGCCGGTAGGCTTTGCATTGTTTAAACCACATAATTTTGTTCCTTGTTGTCGGTTAGATTTTCAGACGGCCTCAACCGAGGCCGCCGGTGATTTAGGCCAATTCCTGCTCGGTCGGCTCGATGACAAAGTCTTCCAGCCCGCTGACGATTTTCAGGCCGGGGACTTGGCCGTCGGCAAACCGCTCTTTCTGATTGAGGACGGCATCCTTGTCGATTTCCTCCTTAGTGCGGATAAATTCCGCAAAGGCGGTTTTTTCCTTCATCCATGCCAAGACTGCGGCCACGCCGGTTACCTTCACGCTGGGCGGGCGGATGCGCCATTTGACCAGGCCGGTGGTAAAGTCCACTGTTTTGGTTTTGCCGTTTTCAGTCAGCTCGTCCTTATGCGCCTCACAGTAGGCCGATACGCCTGCCGTCAGGCCTTCGATTTCGGCCTTCAAAGGCGCGGCAAGGGAGGCATATTCCTCTTCGATTGCGGCCTTTTTATCGCCCGCCTCGGTCTCAAGCCGTTTCACTTCGCGGGCGAGGTCGCCGATGCGGCGGATGTGGGCGGTTACTTCGCCCTTGTCCTGTGCCGCCTCAATCGCGGCCTGTTTGATACGTTGTTTCGCCATTTTGGTTTTCCTTTTTGCTAGTTGATGATTAAGGGTTTTCCAGTTTGACCCTGATTGATTCGGCATCTCCTGCCGTATAGCCGTTGTCATCGCACCACATGGCAAATAACAACCAGTAGTAGCCGACAAATTCAGCCAGTATTGTTTCTTCGGTTTCTGACAATTTCATTTTTCATTTCCTTTCCGGTTTAAAGTCTGTCTGACTTTGGCCAACTCTTCCCGTCCTTTTGCCCGGTCGGATTGCGGTTTCGTCAACATCACACGAGGTATCAGGCGCGGCGGCAGGGCGCGGATCAGCTCGATGACGTTCGGCCATTCCTGCGTATCCTGTAAGGCCTTAAAGGCCGTCTGAATCCGCATCCTGTCCGTTTCCGCAATCAGCTTCACTTCTCCGCGTCCAACCGCGTGATCCATCAACCTCTGCTCCCACAGCGCGGCCAAAACAGGCAAATCCTGCGCCGCAGGACGGCCTTTGAGGTTCTGTGCGGCCAGCAGGGAAAAACCTGCCGCAATTTCCTGTTTCAGCCAGTCTTCGCCCGCCCACTGTGTCAGTGCGTGCACACCCTGCCGCAGCTTGGTATTGACTGCCGCCGCATCCGCAGGCATCGGACAGGCAGGCACTGCCGCAGCGGCCGACGGCTGCCATTTGCTGACGATTTCGTACAAATACCCATGAGATTTAAGCGGTGTTTTCAGACGGCCTATATCGCGGGCGGCCAGCGTTTCGGTAAAGCCATGTATCCATGCTGCTGCTGGGGCGGGGTAGGACACGCCGTCGCGCTCGACGGTTTCGGCCTTCATCATCGGCAATAATTCATTCAACAGCTTCGCCGTCCGCGACCAAGAGAGCTGAGACTTGGCGGGGCGGAACAGGCCGATATAGCGAATGGCCGCCTTGCCCAACGCCGCATCCATATCCAACACAGCCTTGAGCACCTCCGATGCGTCGGCATCGTTGATTAAGGTATCCAGGCTGTGCACCGCGCCGCAGTTAGGGCAACGGATGTTCATCACATTTCCTCCCACATCAAAACCGCCTCGCCCAGCGTGGCCGCCTCCGCCGTCTTTAACACGCCGTCAGCCGCCCGTGCGACGACGGTATAGCTGCCGCCGTCTGCTTTGCAGATGTACAGCTCGCCGCGTTCTTCCAGCCATTCCAACAGTTCTTTTGCGTTCATTTCTCATGCCCCTATCCGTTTCACTTCTTCCGTGCCGCTCATGGCGTGATGCAGTTGCACATTTTTCCCCGCATCCGCCCCGCTCCTCCACGCCTCAAACTGAGCATAACTGCCTTGCAGCTTTGACGTTTTGGCATCTCTTGTTGCCGCCACGACCATGTACGGATGTTTTTTCTTGGTGTAGGCATCCATGACGGCTTTTTCTTCGGCGGGCATTTCAAAGCTTTTGACGACCTCCCATGCGCTGCACATCCAGCCATCGCAAAATTGGTCGGCAAGATAGCGACGGTGCGCAGGCTTTCTCGCACGGCAGGTTTTCAAAAAATTTCGGCGGGCGGCGGTAATCTGTCGATAAACCACCTCAAAGGCGTAGGCGGCAATTTCGGCGCGGTTGCCCAAGCCGTAAAACATCATCGTCTTGCCAACCATGTAGCATGCGCAGCCGAATACGTCGGCAACCATGTTCGCCACGTCCCATTGCCACTGCGCCAATTTAAACGCCATTTTCCGCCCGCCGCTTTGTTCCCCAATGTCCGATAGGGCTACATCCGCATCGCTGATTTCGTACTTCCGCATCAACGCCTGCGCTTGTTTCAACGCCTGCGCCGCTTCGTGCTCGTTAGCCGATTTACCCAAAGCCAAACACTTTTTAATCTTGTCCAATACCTTTTCTTTATCCATTTTCAACATCCTCATCCTTCAAAAAATCACTTCCGCGCCGCATCACGCCCTCTCCGAACTTCTCCCGGATTTCCGAGAGCACCGCATTGATTTTGCGCTGCCTCTCTTCCGCTTCTTCGCGCCTGTAATCCTCATACGTCTTTTCCGGATACCGCCCCCACCGTCTGCTGCGTAGGCTGCCGACATGGCGGCCGAACGCGAAGGGGTCGCTGTAACGCCTGCCCCAACTCAT